TTTCCTATTGACTGTTTTAATTACACTTTCTTCTTTTGGTTGTTCTGATGGCTTGTCTGAATCTTCAGATTGAGGAAGCATTTGCTGGAGCATACTAATCATTTGTTTAATTTGATTAGGAGAAAGTTGATCATCCATTTCGTAACCCCTTTGATTTTTGAATAGAAATAAGAATGTCTGATAAGTTTTTGATTGATGTAGCAAGATAGGTTAATCTATCTGCTCTTTGCTTTGCATATTTTTTAATCTTGTTTAATTTAGATGCTCTTTCATTATGCTTGATGGCTTGGCTTGATTTTTCTAAATATCCATAACCTTTGTAGTTATTAATATCGTCTGCTATTACTTCTTTAATAGTTTCATCGGCCCAATTATATCTGGCTATTTCTCTATTCAGTGTTCTCTGGATATGAAAACTAAATTGTGCTAGCCTGTATGCTATTTGTCCACAATCTTCAGGTGTAGTTTTTTCCAAAACATCTCTGCTCATAGTAAGATATTTTTGTAGTTCTAGCTCTGGTAAAACTTCTTCTATGTAAGAGGGAAGTCCTATACGATTTTCATATTCGTCTAATAGGCTATCCCAAGTTTCTAGTTCTTCTTTGGTAGTTTTATTCATCAACAATTCTCTTCTTCCATTCGTCTACTGTTTCATTATATGGCAATTCTATATATTCTATACCGTTAATTTCACACCACTCTTTTTTTTCTTGATCTCTTTTCTTGTGTTTCATAAACCCTATCATATCTTTATGATAAAATCTACTAAATTTATAATGTTGTTCCCCATGAACCTCAATACATTTCTTATTCAACGGTAAATAAAAATCCAATATTAGATGTTGAGTTCTACGCAAAGGTATAGAAATTTCTTCAAGAACCTGTAACGTAGGAAAGCAGTCTTTTATTAGTTCTCTTGCTTGTAAATGCAACGAGGATTTATTATCATAGGATGCATGAGCAATACCGCCCAATAATTTCCAATGATGATAATTCCCATCTAGGTCTTTGATTTGCATGATATTCCCATAGTTGAACGAAGCTCTTCCATTAGTTTATCATAAACTTCTGGATTGTCAACCACAAACTGTCTAAGTTTTTCTGTACCCTGGAATTTAGGTTTGTCTTCCAAAGAAGAGACAGTATACCAAGCACCGCCTTTGGCTATGATGCCAAAATCTATACAGAGTGTGACTAACTCCATAGCCTTGTCAACGCCTTCTCCATATCTAATATAACTTTTTATATTTCCTCCCGGAGGACCAAGAGCAGAGCATAGAACTTGCCAATCTACTTCTTGTCCAATTTGAGGTCCATCAGCACCACTAGACCATGCCTTGAACATTTTGGCTCTCAGCTTAACATCGGTTTGATAGGCAATTGCTTGTCCACTTTTTTCTTTCCATTCTACATTGCCATATCCAGGATTACCCATAAGATGAGTAATACCAATCACGATATTTTTATTCACTGGAATAACATTAGCTACTTTTCTGCAAAATTTAGCTAATAGTTTTGCTCCATCTGCTCGTTGCATTTTATCCATAGTAGAAGTAATTTCTGCTTCAGTGCAAAGAGCAGAATATGAATCGATAATGAGTATAGATCCAGGTTCTTCGTTAATGATTCTTTCAGCTATTTGCAAATATTCTTCTGCATGTAAAATTTTACCTTGCTGAGAACCTATTACATTAAATCTCTCTAGATCTAAGCCTGGAATACCCTCAAGATCTCTCTTTTTTAATCGTCCCTCTATATTTAGATAATATACTTGTCTAGGAGTTTTTAGATCTCCTTGATATTCGGGCTTTTGAGCGGTAGCGGCGAAGTCTAATGAGGTGGTAGTCTTCCCACATTTGGGCTGTCCCGTAAAAATAATAAAGCTACCTTCTGGTATACCTCCATTTAAAACAATATCCAAAGCAGGGCTTACTGGAATAATTACCGATTCTCTATCAACAATAGATGTGGCTGATAGTATAATCTCGTCTCCGAATTTTTTCTTTACGTCTTCTTTTAGGGATGCCATTATTCTAAGTCCTTGAGTTTGGAAATAATACTTTTCTTTGATTTATTTTGACTATAAGAGATTTCAGACTTGCGTTCTACTTGTTTAGTGAAAGATTTATTCTCTGTCGCCAGCTTCTTTTCTTCTTGCTCTATCATAGCAATAAGATGAGGAGCTCGCAACGAATAGATCGTCTTACCTTTCGGTGTTAGCAAAGCATTAACGATTGCTTTATCAGAATATGATTTCAGTAATTTATATGCTGTACCAATCTGATTCTTAAAATATTTTTCCCATTCTTTAGACAACCAAAATCTATAATGTAGATCTTTCTTGTCTTTCATGGCTTTTCTTTCGCAAACTAATTCTGTAATGTATTTAGCAGCACATACAGGTTTGCCATTAGAATATTTAGATATATATTTATTCTGACTCATTCTTGGTATTAATTTTTATAGCACAATCTTGTATTTCTTTATCAAAAGCATCTAAGAACTCATCTATTTTTTCAACATAATCAACACCAGACGGAACGGGTATATGATAGAAATTTTCAACTATATTGTCTATTTCTAGTAACTTATTCTGATCATTAGTAGTAGAAATTTCAGCATTTATTTTAATTAGAATTTCTCTTTGATAATCGGTCACATGTCGGACTTCTTTATAGCGATTGAAATAATTTGGATCTTCTAAATCCTTAGCCATCTTTTCTATATTTTCTTTTTTTAGATCTTCAATGGACTTCTCCATCTTTGAATTAATCTTATCCCACAGAAGCTTCTCTTCTTCTGTTAAATCATCTAAATTAAACATTATATTATCCTAATGGTCTAAAAATATTTGGGTCAGCTGAATTTGTATTAGATCTATGTTGTTTAGCTTGTTGATCATTGACTTCTGAAGCCGCCTTTGTCATTACCGCTACTTTGCGAGTACCGGATTGGCTTTCAGTAATCATTAAATTCTTTGAAGTGCTTTCCTTGGATACAACTGATGAAGCTGTCTTGATTTTATTTTCATCAGCAATTTCTTTAATGATACGCTTAACTTGGGTATCTGTCAACTCTAATTCATTGCTAATCTTAGAAAGATCCCATCCCTGACTATTAAGCCATAAGGCGGCATATTTTTGGGTCCTATTAATCCTTGGCATTATTCAGCCTCCCTTTCTGCATTATAAAAGAATGCTAAATTTTTAGATGTTAAAAACTGTAGGTAAAAATTAAAAACTTTTTCATTTACAGTACGAAATCTTTCATTGGATTTGCATACTCTATCAAGAAAGCCGTTCTGTTTTTCTTCTCCAATAATAGAAACAGGATTAAATAACTTTCCATTGCTGCTGGTACGGATCATGCATTTAAAGCTACCATCTTTTTTTTGTATTTTTTTAGCATATACACTATTATCTTCTTTAGCTTTTGCAGGAAATCCGTTGATGACTATTTCTTCTTGTCCGGACAGAGTATAGTATTCAGTTTTTAAAAGATCTTCGTTGATGTTTGTTTGTTCTTTATATATGTTGTTGGGTTGATAAAAATCCATACTATCTCCATTTAATTTTATTTTTGGGTTTCTTTATTCTTGACATTCCTGATGGTAATTCCTTAGTAGATTCTTGGTCTTTATAAGAGTTGTGTCTATGATATAATTCTGATCTTTGGTCTTCGCTCATCCTGTCTCTATTTCGATTAGCTAAATCTCCTATAGTTTTTAATTCTGTATCGCTTTTCTTTACAGAGCTATTAATGCTGAGCATATCTTCATGATAATATCTTTCACAAATTTTACCGCACTCTTGGCAATCTACTGTGTCTTTATAGTCCTTGAAATAAAAAAACAGTTCAAAAGGTTTTTTACAACTTACACAAAAATATGTATAACTAGGCATTATTGACTTATATCTCCGACATACAACTTCCACTCTTCTGGGATATTCTTTCTTATAGTAAGTATCTGGTGGGTCACATGCAAGTATTTATTGCTTTTTCGTGGAATAAAGGGTTTGGTTTTAAGTGACATATTAGCCTGTTGAGGAGTTCTACTTCCTTTTCTACAATTGCATTTAAAGCAGGCTGTTACGATATTTGTCCAACTAGTTGCTGTTTGCTTAGGGTGAGGCCATTTAGACTTGGGTATTACATGATCATATGTTAATTGATTTATAGGATGTTTTTGTCCACAGTATTGACAAGTATAATCATCTCTAATAAATAAATTTTTACGAGAAAAATTAACGCTATGACCATTAATCTTGAAATATTTATTGGTTTTAACTACTGCGGGTATGGGATTGTTAGCATTAGAAGCACCAACAATATAATCATCAGCATAATATTCTATGATCTCAATCCCTGAATAATTTGAGTGCGTATATCTAAATGACCAAACCATAGCCTTTCTCCAATCGATTATACCGATTGGAGAATAGTCGGCGTTTAAAACTAAGCAATCATTATGATATCTCATAATTTATCAACAATGTCAGCTATGATTGGATTTCTAACAATATCGGAAACTTCTAACTCTGAAAATCCAATACCATTAGTATTATATAGTCTATCTATGATATCTCTAAAACCTTCTTTTTGGTAATGACCAAGATCAGACTGATCTAAATCTCCAGTCAGTACCATTTTACTATCTATGCCTATTCTTGTCAATAGCATTTTTAGTTGTTCGTAAGAAGCATTCTGACACTCATCTGCCACGATAAATGCTTCGTGAAAACTACGGCCCCTCATTAATCCAAGAGGAACTACTTCTATTTGTCTAGTGTGTTTTAGTTTTTGAAAATGTTGAGCTTTCAAAAAATAATCAACTTCATCAAACAGAGGAAGTAAATAAGGATGTAATTTTTCTTCAGCAGTACCGGGCAAAAAACCTAACTTCTCGCCAGCTTCTACTACTGGACGAGTAATAACAATCTTTTTAACCTTACGGTCAATAAGATATTCTAAG